CTCAACGATACTCTGAATCATATTTACGTACTATTCTCGGCTTACAATTACAAGAATATTCTCAATCTATCAATCCTGATGTTGAAGAACAATCTTATGTTACACCCTCAGACCCTGAATCAGAAATTGAAGTTATTGGTAGAGTTATTTTTTATTTATTAGGAGATAATATATCCAAAGATTTCTTCCGTAGAATAAGTATAGAACATTTCAATTATGATTTTTTTTTGCAACTAAGAGAACATTTTGGAAGCTTCTCAGAATTGGACTTAAATGATGATTTGGAAGAATTAGAAGTTAATATTTCTGATCCAAAAGATCTTAATGCGGAATCTGATTCATCAGAAGATTCAATACCAATACCACGTTTTCATCCACGTGATAATGGTGTTAGTAAGATTAAATTACCTAGTATTCCATTTTTACACACAGATACTGCACATTACATTCAATTCAAATTACCTGAATGTAACGCCTTCAAAGAAGTTTTACATGATATTACTCATTTACCTAATCAAGTGTATGAGAATACAAAACACGTTTTTGAAGGAACTAAAGAAATTCTCAAAGAGAATGAAAGTACTTACCTAACTTGGTATGAAGATTTCAAAAAAAATTTAATAAATATGTTGTCTCTACATGATGCTAAAGACGCTGTTTCTTATATAGATTATATCTTAAGCTCCGTATATTTTATTTATCAGTCTGTTTATCACAGATCGAAAAAAGAATTAGCCGCTACACTGATGATGTTAATGCGTAATTCCTTTCCGACAGTTACTGAATTTGTTAGTGGATGTATAACTGATTATATACAAGAATTTGTCATATCAATACCTAATAAAGTTAAATCTGAATCATTCCCTGATATAGATGAAACTTTCTCACCAAAAAAATTGTTCGAGATGGTAATTTCAAGTCAGATTGTCAAATCTACTAGATCTTTCATTATTAATATGGTTGGTCTTAAATTCTTTGATCCTGAAATGTCAAAACGTTTCATTAGTACTCTAGGTGAGGAAAAGAAATCAGTTAATATGATAGATTTCACTTACAATATGATAGAAGTTATTGAATCTTTTACTCGTTTTGGTGTTAAATTTTATAAGACGGGTTCTGTTATAGCAGCTCTTTTAGATAAAGATATAATTGCACAATTTATAGATGATACTACTGATATAGCTCTTGCTTTTAGAACTGTGTATATAGGGGATGATATGAATTTTATTGATACTATAGCTAAAGATAGAATGAGCGCTACTGTGTTCCTCAGAGATATATCTTAATTTATAAATAAAGGCGATAAATACCTTACTTCTATGAAAGTTAATCCTATTTTTAAAACTCGTTTAAGTGAGTTGAAAATGATGAAACGATCTATTATGATGGAAATATCTTCCAAAAGGCGCATGGCTCCAATAGGAATAATATTACATGGCGATCCAGGTATTGGAAAATCATCTATTTTAACAAATATATATA